TCTTCAAAAAGAATTGTTCGGTACTCCTATGGGTAAAGACACCGATGCCTTAGGCACTGGTGCTATTCCGCGTGACCTGATTGATATTGATAACATTGAGAAAGACGGTAACATCATCAAGATTGCTAAGATTAAGCATCATGACGCCAATGGTCACTTCGATGGTTGGTCTACTCTCGAATTCCGTTCAACTCAACAGGGTGAACACGTACTGATGGGTGCGACAGTTGATTATATCTGGCTTGACGAAGAAGACCCATTCAAATCTATGGAAATCTATGCTCAGTGCGTTACTCGTACTGCTACGACTGGTGGTTTGATTACCATCACAGCGACACCTGAGAACGGTTTGACGAAACTGGTAGACCTGTTCATGAAAGATATGTCGGGCTATTTATATTTTCAGAACGCTACATGGGATGATGCACCGCACTTAGATGAGGAAACTAAAAAAGAATTGCTGGCGTCTATTCCATCTTGGCAACACGAAATGCGAAGCAGGGGTATACCAATGATGGGTGAAGGTCTTATTTATGACATTCCTGAATCAATGATTGCTATGGAACCAATTGAGATTCCACAACATTGGCGTAGGATTTGTGCTATTGATATCGGTATTAGTCACGATACTGCTGCTGTTTGGACAGCTTATGACGCTGCAACAGACACAATTTATGTATATGACTGCTACCACGCAGATGCGGGAGTTCCTGCAATGCATGCCACTGCAATTAATGCGAGAGGCAACTGGATTCCTGTTATTCTTCCGCACGATGCTGACAACACCGAACGTGGCTCAGGTCGTAGCGTAGCATCTTACTATGCAGAAGCGGGCGTCAATGTTATGCCTGAAACGTTTTACAATCCTCTGGATTGGACTGGTAAGAAGAATAACTTTGTTGAACCAGGCATTATGGAGATTCTTCAAAGGATGAAGACTGGTCGATTCAAAGTATTCAGTACTTGCGGTCGGTTCTTCGAAGAATTACGTCGTTATCACCGTAAGGACGGTAAAATCGTTAAAGACTTCGATGATACGATGGATGCTACCCGATATTCAGCACTCTCTGTTGTTGCACGAGGATTAAGTGCGGGTGAAGCAAGCGCTGGCTACAACGCTGCGTACAATGACGGCTGGAATTATAACTATTAATTTTTGAGGAGTGTTAAGAATGTCAGATTGCAAGATTACTGGCAACGTTATGCTTGACGACGAGACCCTGAGTACTCTCCAATATCAGGTTGGTACTTATTATAACCACGCAATTGGTTATCATGAGGGCGAGTTAGGTGTACGTGCTCGAATGGGTTGGGAATACTACTACGGAAACCTCCCAGAACCCGTCACACGCGGTTCTTCACGTTGGGTTGACCGAAGTGTATGGGAAAGTGTCAACGGCACGTTACAGGAGCTTGTGAGCGTTTTCACGAGTGGTGAGGATGCAGTTAAGTTCTCCCCAATGCACTCGAAAGATGCTGATGCTGCTATGGCTGCCACTAAGATGGTAAATAAAATTCTTCTGCGTGATAATCCAGGTTTCAACGTACTGCATGACGCCTTTAAGGAATGTCTTGTTGCACGTAACTCCTTTATCAAACGCTATTGGAAAACAGAAAAGAAAACTTTCACTGAAGAGTTTGAAGGTTTGACTAAAGATGAATTGGACTTGTATCTGTCTCAAGTTGAAGGTGACATCATTGAATTCACTGCTGAACTGGAAGATTTGTCCGAGAAAGAAGAACACGTAATCGAAACTCATGCTGACGAACAAGAAGAGGATGAGCAAGATTTCAATAAGATTCAGGATGAAGAGCCTGCTAAACCACCAATGCCTAAAGAGTCCGATGGATTTGAACAAGGTATTGAGAATGAGTTTGCTCAGGAAGATAAACCTACCGAAGACGTAAAAGAAGAAAAAGCTCCGAAAGGTGTGATGGCTACTGACGAACCTAAAGATGGTGAGAATGATAAAGAAGAACGATTCTCTGGTCAAGTCACATATGAAATCACAACTGAAGGTGTTTGTGTTGAGTACGTACCATTTGAGGAAGTAATCGTTGAGCCAACCGCACGGTCACTCAAAGATGCTAACTATATTGGTCACCGAGTTCGTAAGAGTAAAGATGAATTGTTACTAATGGGTTTTGATGCTGAAGCAATTGAGAACCTAAACCCTGCGTCTTCAGACATCGAAGCTGGTGTTATTGCTAACTCCCGCGTAAACAACTTGAACCCTTTGAACGTGAGTGATGTTCTTTCTGTTGGTGATGAGAAAGCAGACAAGCTGTGGTTACATGAGAACTACATCAAGACGTCTCTTGTTGCTGATAGAATGGAAATCCTTCAAGTCTTCACGTTGAATGGTCAGATTTTAGAAGTCAACCGTGTAAACGAGTTTCCTTTTGAAACGATGACTCCATTCCCAATCCCAGGTTCTATTTGGGGTGAATCTGTTTTCGATATTACGAAAGATGTTCAGGATTTGACTACTACTTTAGTACGTGGTGTCATTGATAATATCATGAACGCTAACTTCCGTCGTTACGAAGCAGTTAAAGGTCAGTATGACCGTGAATCACTTCTGAATAACAGACCAGGTGCTGTGATTGAAGTTCTTTCTCAAGGTGCGGTTACACCTTTCCAACATCACCAGCTTCCTGCTGGCGTCGACTCCTTGCTTGAGTACATCAATGGCAAGAAAGAAGAACGTACTGGTGTTTCAAAGGTTGGCCAAGGTCTTGACCCTAACGTGTTTAAAAATGACAACTCAACCGCCACTGTAAATATGGTAATGTCCGCTGCACAAAACCGTCTGCGTATGGTTGCACGTAACATTGCTCAGCGTGGTATGATGAGTCTGATGCTGTCAATCTATAACTTGGTACGTGAGAATGGCAAAGCTCCTATCTTTGTCGAAACTGCTAACGGTACGGTCACACTTGACCCACGTAAGCTGCCTCATCGTTCTGAAATGATTGTTGCTGTTGCCGTTGGTGATGGTGAGCGTAAAGAAAGAGCTGCTGCTCTCCAAGGTTTGATGATGAGTATGACTCAGGTTCCGCAGTTACAACAGTTCCTGCAACCTCAGAACGCTTATCACCTTGCTGCTCAACTGTTTGAATCTATGGGTGTGTACGATGTTGAGAACTACTTAACTCCACTCGACCAGATTCCACCACCACAACCAGACCCAATCCAAGAGCTTACTATCCAGCAATTGCAGGAACAGATTAAGCAGATTGGTGTACAGACTCAGAAACTTATTTCCGATGTTAATAACGAAGACAGAAAATCCGAGTTCGAGCAACAAAGAGCTGCTGATGAGATGTCGCTTAAGATGGGCGAGTCGAAGAGCAATGCTGATATGAATGCTGAGAAGATGGCACTCGAACGAGCAAAACTGGATTTAGAACGTGACCGTGTTAATCTCGAAAGAGAGAAGATTGAGCTTAAACGTCAAGAGATGTTAATGGAAGCTCAAATCGAAGCACGTCAGGTACGTCCAGTATCTATCGGGAGATAATTTTGGATAGTTCTCTGATTTACAAACTTAAAAACTTGATGGAGGGGGACGACCTCTCCATCCTTTTACAAAGTATTAAACATGATATTGCCCTGAGTATAGTTCACACTGCCTTCGACGAAAAGGTCAAGAGGGAAGAGCTATACATGCTAACTAAAGCTATAGATGGTTTACAGGTTAAGCTTCAGGAGTATGTTAACGAATATGACAAGATTCAGGAGAGTGAATAATGGCTAATGACGCTATCGAAGTAACCAATCAAGAAGTAACCAACCCTATGTTTATCGACACTGACAACTTCAACTTCTTCGATTTGGAAGACGTTGTGCAGGAAGATACTAACGAGTTGGGTTATTCCACCAAACAAACTGGCAAAGACCTCATGACCAAAGATGAAATCTCTGACCTCGTAGGTGAAGATGAGGAAGAATCTGAGGAAGAAGAGCACGATGAGCTCCCAGATGAGGGTGATGAGGACGAAAATGATGAGTCCGAGGAAACTGAGGAAGGCGAAGTCGAAGTAACCGATGAAGACGGTGAAGAAGTTGACTTTGAATCCTATGAAGTAACCCTGCCGTCAGGCGAAGTTGTAGTTCTGAGTGAAGCTATTCAGGGTTATAAAGCTGCTGCTGAATTGAAAGCTGAACGTGAAGAGTTTGAAACAACTCGTGATGCGTTTGCACAAGAATCAGAGAAAGTTGCTAAATATCTTGAACTGGCTCGTCTTGAAGCTGACCGTGTTATCGAAGATTATGAAGATTTCGATTGGGCTGCTTATAAGAAAGACGACCCTGTAGGTTATGTTGAGAACCGTGAGTTCCTTGACCGCTATAAAGCTCGTCGTCAGGAAATTCTGGCTGCTCAGCAAGAACTCGAAGAAGAAAAAGCTGCTAAGGATGCAGAAGAGTTTAAAGTCAAGGCTCGTGAAGCGGGTGTAGTTCTGGCTCGTGATATCCCTGGCTGGAATAACGACCTGTATCAGCAACTGATGGTTTACGCTGTAGAGAACGGTGCTAACGCTGAAGAAATCGCTAACTCTGTTGACCCAACTATCTTTAAGATTCTGTATAAAGCTATGCAGTATGAGAAAGGTAAGCAGGTTGTTAAGGCGAAAGTTAAACGTGTTGGTGGTTCTCCGAAGAAAGTTGCTACCCCATCTGCTAAACCTGCTCCTACTTCAGAGGCTACCCAGAAGGGTGCTGCTAAGAAAGCAATCATCAAGAAAATGGAGAATGGCGGTCTGAACGAACGTGAACTGCGTAATTCCTTCAATTTCCTGGAAGATTAATAGGTTAATCTGTAAGGCAATGTAACAAAACGTACTATAATAGTATGTTAACAACAAGGAAATGCCTTGTGTGCTTAACTCAAGCCGCAAGGCAACTACAATATATTCAGAGGAGAATTCTCTAATGGCAGATACTACTTTAGTTTCTTACGACCTGAACGGTAAGAAACTCTCTTTTGCAAACTGGATTTCGAACCTGTCTCCTACTGAGACCCCGTTCGTATCTATGACTGGTAAAGAAGCAATCAATCAGACCCTGTTCCAATGGCAGACTGATACCCTTGAAACTGCGAATGCGAACAACGCCGTAGTTGAAGGTTCTGCTGCTGAAGCACCAGTTCGTAGCTCTACCACTGTACTGTCCAACGTTACCCAGATTCTGCGTAAAGTTGTTCGTGTTTCTGACACTGCTAACGCTCTGGCGAACTATGGCCGTGGTCAAGAACTCCAGTACCAGATGGAAAAAGCTGGTAAAGAAATCAAACGTGACCTCGAAGTTGCGCTGCTGCGTAACGGTGCGAAGGTTGATGGTTCTGGCACTGTAGCACGTAAGACCGCTGGCTTTAAAGCTCTGGTTGCTGCTAAAGATGCTGCTGACCCAGATACCGGTGCAGTAGTTCACAAAGAAACTGCGGCTTCTGGTGTAATTACCGAAGCAGAGCTGTTTGACCTGACATACAACCTGTACCTGTCCGGTTCTAACGCTAACATCATCATGTTCCACCCGAAACACGCAAGCTTCTTCGCGTCTCTGATGGAAACTCCGGCTGCTGGTGCAAACCGTATGAAGATGTTCGATGGTCAAGATACCAAGTTCAACCAGTACGTTTCTACCGTAGTTGACCCGCTGGGTCAGTTGTTCAAACTGATTCCTAACCGTTGGATGGGCGAAGCTGATGTTTACTTCTTCACTCCTTCTGACTGGACTCAGATGGTACTGCGCGCTCCACAGCGTACCAAACTGGCGAAAGACGGTTCCTACGAAAAATGGATGGTTGAGATGGAAGTTGGTCTGCGTCACCGCAACCCGTATGCTTCCGGCATCCTGTCTATCAAAGCTTAATCGTAAGTTTTGAAACCTTTAAAGGGGAGGAGAAATCCTCTCCTTTTTTTTTTGAAAAAGTTCTAGGAGAATACTAGATGGCAGATACCACATTAGTATCCTATGACCTGAATGGTAAGAAACTTTCATTTGCGAACTGGATTTCCAATCTGTCCCCAGATGAAACACCCTTCGTGTCCATGACAGGCAAGGAGAGCATTGCTCAAACTCTTTTCCAATGGCAGACTGACTCGCTCGAAGCAGCCGTTGATAATAACGCAGTTGTTGAAGGCTCACAAGCTGAAGCACCTATTAGAAAAACAACCCTGACACTCAACAACGTTACTCAAATCCTTCGCAAAGTAGTTAAAGTTTCCGATACATCTCAGAGCTTGGCTAACTATGGTCGTGGTAATGAACTGAAGTATCAAATGGAGAAAGCAGGTAAAGAGATTAAGCGTGACTTGGAAGTAATTTTCCTTTCTGCTCAAGATAGAGTAGATGGTGATGCAACTACCATTCCTCGCAAAACCGCAGCATTCCAGAAACTTGTTGCAGCATTTGAAGTAGCAGACCCAGACACAGGTGCTATCGTTCATAAGGCAATGGCAGGTGAAACTCCTACCGAATCCGAAATCTTTGATATCACTTACAACCTGTATCTGTCAGGCTCCAAAGCAAACATTATCATGTTCCATCCTAAGTTTGCTTCCTTCTTCAGTTCACTGATGGAAGTTTCTCAGACTGGCAACCGTGTTAAACTGTTTGATGGTGAAGATACTCGTTACAACAAATATGTGACTGAAGTGGTTGACCCACTGGGTTGCACTTATAAGCTGGTTCCAAACCGTTGGATGCCAGAAAAAGCAATCTACTTCCTCAGTGCATCTGATTGGACTCAAATGGTTCTCCGTGCTCCAGAAAGAACTAAGCTTGCAAAAGACGGTTCTTATGAGAAGTGGATGTTGGAAATGGAAGTTGGTCTGAGACACCGTCACCCTTATGCCTCTGGTATTCTGGTAACTGCAAGTGCTGCTCCGGCTGACCCAGTTGCCTCAATTGCACTGAACAACACAAACTTCTACGGCGGTTTGAATGCTCTGCAAGTTGGTGCTGCTGCTACTTCCGATGCTGTTGCTGCTACAACCTCTACAGCTAACGTAACTATTCTGCCATCTGGTGCAAACCAAGCGTTTACTGCCGTGAGCTCTGCTCCTGCTGTTGCAACGGTTGCAATCCAAGGTAGTTCTGTTAAGATTACTGCTGTGAGTGCTGGTACTGCAACCCTGACTGTTACTTCTGTTGGTGACCCGACTAAGACTGCAACTGCTACAATTACTGTTTATGATAGAAGTGTTTCTACTGATTCCTTCTCTAATCAGCCGTTGTATGTAGGTCAGACTCAGACTATCGGTAAGTCAATCGATGTTTCAACCCCTGCTCCAACTTGGAGTTACGTATCTCTGGATACATCGGTTGCGACAGTTAACAGTTCTGGTGTGACTACTGCTGTTGGTTCTGGCTTTACCCGTATCCGTGCAATCGCTGCTGTAAACGGTATTCGCTTCTTCGACCAATCTGGTATTGATGTTGAAGCTGCTGTAGTGGTGACTGCAACTGGTGGTGCTGCAACTGTTGCCTCTGGCTCTACAGTAAATCTTGCTTCTGCATTTAGTGCAACCCCTGCATCTGCTCAGACTAAGGGCTTCACTTATGCATCCAGCAATGACACTAACGCAAGCGTAGATGCTTCTGGTGTTGTGACTGGTAAAGTTGCTAGTACAAGTGTTACAATTACTGCAACTTCTAAAGCAGACACAACTAAGTCCGCAACTAAAGTTGTAAACGTGACCTAATACGTCAACCTAAGAGGGGCAGGGGTAATCCCCTCCCCTTTTTTCGTTTCTGGAGGTTAATAATGGCTGTACCAGCTCCGCTGTACAAACTTAACTATCCTATCGAATCTGCTGAAGCTAAGAAGTTCTGGTCTTCTAATCTGAAGTTGAACAGAATCAAAGCAATCATCGCTTTCTCTCTTGATTTAGAGAACGCCAATGACAACTTGAGAAGATATGGATATTCCAAACAATATAGAAATCGCGCATTGAGAGCATTTGGCCAATACGTGAATAATCCAACAATGGCAGGTGTTCCCTTCAACCAGTTGGAAGACAAATGGTGGGAAGAAATGCCATACGCATAAGATAAGGAGTTAACATGTGGGCTTTCTTTGTTAAAGCCCTCGTGGCATTTGGGTACAACCTAATGGTAGCGCTTGTTGGTGAGGCGATGATTCAGTGGGTGTTCTTCAAAGTGACACGTTGGCTTGCCTCTAAGACCAAAACCAAAGTCGATGATGAGTTTATCGAAAAGTTAGAAGATAACTACAAACGCGGTAAGGGTGGTTAATAATCGGAACTAAGAGAGTATGCAAGTGCTCTCTTTGGAGGAAAGATGAATCAGATTAACAACTATAAAGATTTAAAAGATGCTGTACAACTCTGGCTTAACCGTCGAGACCCTGCAACCGTGAACAACATCCCAATGTTTATTAACTTTGCAGAGAAACAATTCACTCGATTAGTTAAATTGCCATATTATGAAACTGGTGTTAACTTTACCATTGACGACCAGTTCAACTACGTAGTAATCCCTCAAGACTTCCTGAGTGCAAAACATGTCATGGTAAATGGTAAGCCATATAACCGTACAGATGTTGAAACATTCATGAGACTTAAGAACATGGGCAACTTCAGTGATGTTCAACAAGCATCTACTGACCCGAACCCAAGCCAAGACGTCCTCAAGTCGGGTTCGACCTCAGAGAAGAATTACTTCTTCACTCGTATCGGTGAACAAATCCACTTCCTTCCAACTCCAGTTCCTGGTGATGTGATTGAGTTGATTTACTCACAAGATATCCCAGAGATGACGTTTGATAATGACCAACCATATTCACTATTGATTGCTCCAGACGTTCTGATGTACCTGTCACTGAGACACGCTTCAATTTTCCTCCGTGATAATGAACAAGAACAATTCTGGATGTCTAAAGCCCAAGAAGCAGCTGAATCCTTGAAACAGCAGCTCGACGAAGCCGAATGGTCTGGTTCTGCTCTTGTTGTTCCATTCTTTGACCGATAAGGAGTAATAATGGCTACGTTACCAACTAAACCAGATGCGTTTACACAACCAGCATCTGAGGATATTTCAAACTTGGGGGTCAACGTAGCCCCCTTTGCTTGGACTACCAATGATATTACCAGTGTTAAAGACATTCTGACCTATGTTCAGACTGCACTTCAAGCTGCTGAATCTGCTCAAGCAAATGCTGCTGTAGCTACTGCTGCTGTTGACAGGATTAACCTATTGGATTCACAATATCAAGTCAAGCTTCAAGACATTGACCAAATGTATGATAATATGGTCACCCTGTCAAATAACGTAACTGTTACGAACGCTGATTTGATTCAGTATCGTGACCAAACTAAAGCATACCGAGATACAACCCAAGCCATGTACACTGAAGTTATTGGATTGAGAGATGATATCTTAACTTATGCACTTCAAGCAATTTATAAGTACTTTGCTAACAACAACCCCGGTGCTTCTGGTTCATTGGCACTTAACGTTGCAGATGGTACAGTACAGTTTTTCAAATTGCAACAACCTTCTACCACATTTAACATTGCAACCTTCACAGACCCAGTAAGTACTTGTCGACAAATCACTTTGATTCTTCAGCAAGGTACTGGTGCAAACCAAGTGACTTGGCCTTCTAAGGTTAGATGGAACAACAACAGGACTCCAGTTCTGTCATACGTTAAGGATAAGGTTGACTTTATCACACTTTTAACTAAAGACTCAGGTGCCACTTGGTACGGTTTCTACAACGGGGGTTGGTTCAATGCTTAATGCTTTATCGAATGCTAACTTTGACCAGAACGATGTTGAATCAATGATGCAGGGACATTTGCTGTTCCTGCAAAAGAATACTGGTAGAACGGATGATGCTACTCAGCAACACTACGTTTTCAACCCAGAAATGATTCTCTCGAACAACAGGCACTTCATTGCAAGGGCCCAGATGGAAGCACAGCCAAACGGTGATGCTACAACTGAAGGTCAGTCACTCCAAATCATTGGTTTCTGTTATGCATATATGGCTACAGGTGTTCCTGAATATCTACAAGCAGCAAGAGATTGTTTTGATGCGTACATTGACCACTTCTATGCAGGACAACCAATTCCAAACTCACCTCAGCGTTACATCTGTAACTGGCTGGTGAATGGTAAAGAACCTGTACTGGCTAACTGGCCTGTAGACCTTGAATTTCCGACTCACTCCGGTTTCAAAGGTGTGATGATGAATTTCACCAATGGTAGAACTCAAATCCCTCATGGTGCTCCATATTGGGGCGAGTACGTTGATAAGGTTACGTTTGCTTTTGATGGTGCATTAGGTTGGGATTCAATTGTAGGTGCAGTTAAGGGTATCAACCCCGACGGTTCTACGGACTGGAACTCTGATGGTGTTCAATACGATTGTGAATGGGTAATCTCGTACACTGGTCAGAAGATTACTGGTGATGCTTGGAAGGGTAATGACATTGATGGGAATTATCGTGAAGGGTCTGGCTGGATTCTGTCTGAAGGTCATCCAACATCTGAAATCGGTACAGTTCAACTCGGTAACAAGAACGTCCAAGGTAATCACAAGTTAAACTGGGGTAACAGGCAGCCAGTTGAGCATGGTGGTTATATGATGCAAAGGAATGAAGTGTGGCATAACCGTCCACTCAACGTTCCAGTAGCAGTTGACAAAGGTGATGGTCAAGGTCGTCCATACGGTCAGCTCGGTAACGCATCTGATGCCGAACAGTGGTTTGCTGATGCTGCTTATTTGCTGTATAAGATTACTGGTGAGTCAAAATACTGGACTGTTTGGCAATGTGTTATTGAAACGGTAACTGAATACTCCAACATTGACGCTGTAGATAGATTCTTCCGTCAAGAAGTTGGTGCAAACACTCCGTGGACTGATGGCATCTCTTATGACTACCAATATCCATCTGGAAACAAGGTTGGTTACATTCGTGACGAGAACGGCTACATCGGCGTCACAGTAGCTGAGGGTGGTTCTAACACAATGGAGCAACAGGCCGTTTGGTATCTGTGTGATAACAACTCTAAGGTGAGAACTACGATTGGAGGGAGAGGTAACTTAGGTGAAAACCTGAACGTTGAAGTGACAATTAGTATGGCTAATAGTAAAACTGAGCCTGAAGCTAATTGGACTATTTGGAAGGCGAATTTGCCGTACCCATCAGAACAGCCGAACATTATCGACACTAAGATGAATGAATTCCTTCAATTAAGACGTGAAGACGGTTCTGAATTCGTAATGGCAGATAGTCGCTCTGTTGTAAACTATGGTGCTTCTGAGAACACAATGATGTTCCAAGATAATATCATTGATGGTCGTACAGCACAAGTTTCCTACAACACTTTGCGTAACTCTGGTTCTGGTGTGATTATTGGTTTCTGGTTGCTGGAAAGCAAGAGACTTGATGTTACTTCAATCGTTATGAAAAGTAACATGGGGTTAGATATCGGAATCACTGACGATAACGGTTGGTACTGGCACTGGCAGGTTCCTTCGACTGGTAACCAATGGAAAGAAGTTTCACTACCTCGCTCTGGTTTGATTATTAATGATTATCAAGCGAACCCTGGTACCCCTCCATCAGCTCCGTCTTATACAACTGTAGACCAAATTGAGATTACTCAGACTAGTAACAACCCAAGTGGTGAGTTTACTTGGTATTCAGTGAACGAAATGCCAAGACGTTATAATCTGGGTAAACGTTACTTGATGAAATACTCAATGAACGTTCGTAACTCTGACTCTGGTTTCAGTTATAAGGTTGGTGACTGTATGGTTGTGGACTATCTGGATGGTGACCTGTTCTGTACTCCAGGTGTTATTCCATTCTCAAATATCTACACCGAGGGTTCTCAACAGTTTGATGGTTGGCATGGTATGCCTTATCCTGGCTATCAATATCCATTTGTTTGGTTATTCAGGCCCAACTTTAAAACCAGACTGAATAACATGGTCGAGTTTATGTATCAATCTCAAACTTGGTTCCAAGGTAGATTTGGTACTCTCGGGCCAGGTGCTTCAGCCTATATCTGGAACCGTTGGGATAACTACAAATATGGTACACCAGATACCTGGACTATGTACCACTGGGGTAGTGACCACGCTTGGGCAGGTTATCAGCCTCGTGCTTACTTTGGTGCTGCTCGTGCTTGGTACGAATTGGTACTTGAAGGGGAAACTGTTCCACCGAAACTGATTACATATGTTGAAAACTGGACTAAGTTCCTGTCTAAGACAATGGAAGCGAATGGTGGTTACTCTCCAACTGACTTTACAACAGATGGTAGGGTAATTTGTGACCCCAATGACTTTACTGGTCATATGTGCGGTTTGTTCTTGGCAGGTGCTTGTATCTCATATTTGGCAGGTGCTAAAACCCCTGGTATTGAGAATCTGATTGAAATGTTAGCTGCTGAACTGAGCAGAAACTATCAAATCACCCCAACCCCAGACCATGTGATGAACGGCTCTTGGAGTCCTGCACTGAGATTGGGTACTGGTTCTGGTCCAGAAAACAATGGTATGTTCTTTGGCTTCTGGTCTGGTGAAATCCTGAGAGGCTTAGGCTTATACCTTCTTTATAAGAAACTGTCTCCTAAAGATGACATGTACGAATACTCACAGGAGGAACATTCATGAGTTTCTACAGCGCAAACGGGGTCAAGAGAGTCTATGACGTTCAAGCGGTTCTCGATGGTGACCCCGATATCGTAAGAGTAAGGGAGGCTAACGTCTCCCAGTTTGGTTGGACAACTAATGACCTCAAATCTGTAAAAGACTTGGTGACATGGGTTGCCGTAGCAATTGAAGCTGCTGAATCGGCTCAGGCAAACGCAAAGTACGTTGAAGACTCAGTCCAATACGTTCAAGACCGTTCTGCTGAAGTTGATAACAGTGTTTCAGACGCAAACACGATGTTGGCAAGTGTGACCTCACTCTACAATGATTTCATTCCCAAGTACAACACCTTCAATACGAACTATGCAGACTTTACTTCCAAGTATGCAGACTTCCTGGTCAAGTACGCTGATTTCATTGAGAAATTCAACATCTGGGCTGCTTCGAATCTTCCAGACGCTCCTATTACTCCATAATCAATTGACAAAAGCTGCTTTTAGTGCTGATTGGTAAGAACTCTTACTGAAAGGCACTAAAAGTTGTGTCAAGTGGAAAATAATGGGATACTGAAATGTTTGAAGACAGCATAAGAAATATTCTTATTGGTGTAGCCACTTCTCTATCGGTTGCATCAATCGCAGTGGGCGTTAACACTTATGTTGACGTTCAAATACTGAAAAATAACCAGTCCGAGCAAAAGGATACTGTAAAGACAATCCAAGAAATCCTTAATCGGATAGATAAAACTCAGGCTGTTCAAAGTGAAACAATTAAGACCCTATCTGACGTGGTTCAGAGAATAAACAGGGAAAACAAGGACGATTCGGGAGGTTCTAAATGACTGTAGAAACTGGTGCTAGTTTCATCAACCAATTGAATGAAACGTACCCTCGAAAAAGTGACCTCATCAAAGAGGGTGATGACCACCTGAGACTTATTAAACAGGTTCTCAAGCAGACTCTCCCGAACTTTGACCGAGCAATCACTATGACTGGCGCAACTCTGAACCTGTTGAACACGGTTCTGACGCCAACCGCTGATACACTAACAATAAATACAGGCGTGAAGGCGGTCGCCAACAAGACATATGATTTTGCTGCTAACAAGCTAACAAACGTAGCCAACCCATCAAACCCCCAAGATGTTGTTACTCTTAACTATCTGACTGGTGGTGCAGGTGCTCAAGTTGCTTGGCCTGTTGGTTCTATTTACATGAGTGTAGATACTCGTAACCCATCAGCCTATATGGGCTTTGGTACTTGGGTTCAGTTTGCTTCTGGCAGATGTATCATTGGTTCTGGTACGACTGTTGATGGTCGTGGTGAATCAAGGGTGTTTAACCTGAACCAAACCGGTGGTAACTACCAGCATCAGCTGTCTACTGCCGAAATGCCCAGCCACTCTCATGGACACAACCTTTCAGGTACTACTTCCGTTGAAGGTGCTCACAACCATGCTATTAGAACAGGTAGTCAGCGTATGTCAATCGATGACGTTCGTGGTAACTGGTTCCGTGCAAACGACCAAGTCAACTACACTGAATATGCCGGTGCTCACAGCCACGTTGTAACAATTGCAGGTGGTATTTCAGCGACAGGTGGTAATGCTTCACACAATATTACTCAACCATACGTTGTTGTTAACATCTGGAGAAGAACTGCGTAAGGAGTTACAATGCCTATTTTTAGATTAAGAGGTCTTGGTAACAAGGGTGTCGTAACAGACACCCCTCCTTTTGATTTACCACCTGATACTTGGTCAGACGCTCGAAATGTTCGTTTCCAAGCTGGTAGGGTTCAAAAGGTTGGAGGCAATAAGCCAGCTGTTACTCGAAACATGCCAGCAAATAGGGTTCCACTTTCAATCGTCCAAAGACCATTGAGTGAATCTATTATTTATGGCGCTTATAACCCTGCAACTCTTCGTGGAGATTTGTGGAGAATTGAAGGTCCAACTCACACTAACATCAGTAAAAGAAACTCTGGTGGCACTGGCCCAATCGACTACGAAGTACGTCCATCTCAAACTTGGGATTATACAACCCTTTCTAACACGGTAATTTTCTCAACCCCTCTGACAAACCCACAAGGTCTTGCTCCAGGTAAAGAGTATTTTGAAGACTTGCCAGGTTGGGGTATTCCTAAAAAGTCAGCACCGGGTGAAGTTAAGGATTGGAAAGCAAACAGAATTAGAGCCTATAAAAACTATTTATTGTGCTTAGGTATTATAGAAACTGGTACAGAATACCACCAACGCGTTAGATGGTCTAACGTTGCTTATCTTAACAGCTTGCCACCAGATTGGTATGAAGATGATGAAACGGGTGATGGTGGTTTTAACGACCTCACAGACTCCCAATCTCATATTATTGACGGAAGACCTCTCCGAGATTCATTTGTCATTTATACCAACCGAGATACGTTCATTATGGACTATGTTGGTGGTACGATGGTGTTTAACTTCCGTAAAATCTTTGCTGACTCTGGTATTCTGGCTCCAAACTGTTGTGTGGAATTCGAAGGTAAACACTTTGTTATCAGTGAAGAAGACATTTTTGTTCATAATGGCTCTACAAGACAATCAGTTGCGACTGGTAGGATTAAGGAGAAGCTGATGAATGAAATATCATCTGTTAACTTCTTGGCAACTAAAGTTTACTCTTATCCAACAAGAAAAGAGATTTGGATTACTTATGTTGGCCCAGGTAATACAGCAAACCCTGGTGGTACTGGTGATGATAACTTCGCATGTGACAAAGTAGCGATTTGGTCATGGCAGTATGACACTTGGTCATTTGCAGATTTGCCTAATATCTACGACATTGGTATGGGTATTCCACCCGATACAGATGCTCGTATTTGGGACCAATACAACCCAGATGGTACTCCTGGTGAAGACGGTCCAGAGTGGGACTCTACATCTGTTGAAGAGGATGTATGGGAGCAATTTTCTCAGACATTTACAGCACATGTGATGTTTGCCCCATCAAGTGATGGGTTCTTCTATAATCTAGACACTGGCTACTTCAGTTATTCATATAACCCAACAACTCACTTGTTTGACAGGGTTCCAGTTGTTTGTGAGGTAACAAAACAAGCAATTGATATGGATGAACAAGAACCAGATATCAGTTACTACAAATGGTGGAGGGCAGTATATCCACAAATGGCAGGTTCAGGAACCGTCAGGTTCTTTGTTGGTGGCTCTGATAATCCATACAAAGACCCAGATTGGGATTCAACACAAGATTATATTATCGGTGTTGATACAAAAGTGGACTGCTTCAGTAACTATCGTTATCCAGCGATTAAGATTCAAGATACCGCAGAAGGTGCTTGGAGCTTTACTGGATTTGATGTTGAATACTTCAGAGAAGGTAATAGATAATGGCAGATGCTATTGACAGGACAAAACAGCCATACCGACTTTATAAGCCACTGTTCCTTGATGTGAACCATTTGAAGATGGACTTGGACCGAGAGTTCGAGTCTGTCTCTCAGGCTTTGATTTGGGTGACTTCAAACATGAACATCATTGTTGATGCTCTTAATACACTACTTCCACCAGGCAGTAAAATTGAACTGGTGTATCCTACTAAGTAAGGAGTAAGAAATGGGTAAATCTAAGTCTCAGACTCAGAAGACGAGTTCTAAAACTGAGAACAATCCGTGGGGGCCTGCCCAAGACCAACTCAAAGATATTTTGAGTGAAGCTCAGAAACAGTACGAGGCTACAGGTGGTCTTGATGGTAACTGGATTGATAAACAGTTTCCAGACTTGACACCAGAGATGAAAAACTCTTTACAGAATCTTGCATCATCTGGGAATCTAAATCAAGTCGCTGACAACATCAATGCCATTACAGCGGGTGGTGCTGGTAACGTTAATAACGCTTCCAATGCATTAACTGGTTTGGCTCAAGGTGGTATCACAGGCCAGCAAGTAAATGACCTGGCAGCACAACTTTATGACAATGACACTGTTAATTCTCAAATTTCTAACCTGACAGATGATGTCAATAAGAACTACGATAAACAGGTTCAAGGTCTTAACCAAGCCGCTGTATCTTCTGGTAACATGGGCTCCTCTCGTGCTGGTGTTGCTCAAGGTGTTATGGCAGGTGAAGCAAACAAAGCAATTGCAAAAGGTACTGCTGATATTCAAAACACTGCAAGGACGAATGCTTATAACCAAGCACTTGGGACTTTGCAGGGCAATCAGCAAACAAACCTGAATGCTGCTGGTCAGTTGGGCCAGTTGGGTATGAATCAAGGTTCTCTCCAAGCTGGTAACGCTGGTATTTACCAGAATATCCTCCAGAACGAAGCAACTGCTGCTAATACCACTCAAACGCAAGCTCAAGGTCAAGCCGAAAACAATTGGTTTAACCAAATGGGTCAAGCTAATGCAGGTTGGGATAACTTGTCCAAATATCTGCAAATGGTTGGTGCAATTGGTGGAATGGGTGGCACTTCCAACACCACTGGTAAGACCACAGCATCTGGTGGTGGCGGTGGTATGTTTAACTCCATTCTTGGTATGGGCTCTACTGGTGCTGGTATTATCGGTGCTGGTGCTCAAGCAGGTTGGTGGTCTGACGCTTCCATGAAGAAGAATGTTAAGAAAACCGGCAAGACTAAAGATGGTACGAACACCTATGAGTGGGAGTGGAACAAGGCTGGTGAGAAGAAGGGTATGAAAGGTAAAGGTTCTGGTGTACTTGCACAAGATGTTGCCAAATCTAACCCAGAAGCAGTTAAGAAAACTCCGGATGGTAAGCTGATGGTTGATTATGATAAAACCCAGGTTACTCCGAAGAACTCTAAAGCTAAGAAGAAAAAGGGTAAAAAATAAGGGGGCTTCGGCCCTCTTTTTAAGGAGGAGTAATGGGTAACCTTTTAAAAGATGGTTTAGATTACGTCAAAATGACTGCTTGGGACCAACCTACTGGCATTCTTAAAGATGTTGGTAAGGGTGATATTGGTGGTGCTTTTGGTAAGTGGAAACATACCTTTGGTGATAACAACGACGGTGAAGAAAAACTGCTTGGTGATGTGGGTATTCGTGGATGGGTTGGCAGACACCCCACTGAATCAGCGGGCGCTGTTGTAGGTTCTATCTTTGGTGGTATTTATGCAGCCGGTGCTTATGGTGCTACCGCAGCAGCGGGCTCTGGTGCAGCCGCAGGTGCAGGTGGTGGAGCTGCCGCTACTGGTTCTTCTGCTTTAGGTGGAATTGGTGCAGGAGCTTACATGGCTCCAGCAGCTTCAGGTGGTGTAGCAACCACAGGTTCTGGTGCTGGTTTGGCATCTTCTGGTGCTCTTTCTGCTGCTTCAGCAAATGCTCCATCAACAATGGCACTGATTAACATGGGTAATGCTGGTGTTGGTGCTTCTGGTGCTACTGCTGGTGCTTCCAGTTTTACACCTGCTATGTTGACAACTCAAGGTGCTGCTGCATCTGGTGGTACTTATGGAGCTGCTTCTGCCCCTGCTGCAACTCTCAGTGTTCCTGCTGCTTCTGCAAGTACATATTCCCCATCATCTTTAGGTGCGGTTGAATCTGTTAAAGGTGCTAGCAGTGGTATGAATGCTGGGGATTGGAATAACATTGCAAGATTGATGAATTCCATCAAACAACCAGAACAACAACAGCAACAACTTAGTCCTGCACCTGGTGGCAGAGCACCTGGCGGTAGTTTCAACTTTGACCGTAAGGCTTTCCAAAATCAGGCACTAACAAAGACGTACAGTGACTTATATAACAACCCGACTCGGGCTGCTAATATTAAATTCTAAGGAGAGTTAGATGGCCACTAATGCTTACTTAGAGCGTATGAATCAACTCCGTTCTGAAAGACGTCAGAATACAACTAGACAGCTAGAAGAAGCGGGCGTTCCGATTCGTCGCCCTCAAGAACATCAAGCTCCTGTTTCACCTTCAGGTGTTCCAACAGGACAAGCTCCGATTCCTCAAGAAGACGAGTCCTATAAAGATACTCACTTTTATAACGCATTTGAAGGTTATAAAGGTCAAGACCCTTACTTTGGTGGTGTAGTTGATGAACTAACTCAACTAGCTACTGGATTGAGGGAGCAAGTTAAACTTGGCTATATGCCAGAACAAGTTGCTCGTCAAAGACTTACTCAGTTTGTTGGTGATACACAACAACACTTCATCAGAAACAAACCTAAGATTCAAGAAGAAGAGAAAAATCGTCAGATGCAGGCACTTCTTGGTGCTCTGACTCAGGTTTCTGGTGCTCAGGGTGGTCAAGAGCAACAACCACAGCAGCCTCAAGAGATTCCTCCTGAAGGCGTTTCCGCTCAACAAGCAGCTCAGATGGAGGGGCAATAATGGCTGATTCACCTAGTTTAATGACTTACGCTATTGGCGCTTTAAACCCTCAAGTGGCTTACGGTGCTGGTATGCAGAACGTCAAAAGGGTTGTTAGTCCAGTGATTAACACATCCTTGGCAGAGAATGATTTTAAAGAGGCCAATGGCCGATATCCTAATTCCGCTGAAGAACGTGATGCTTGGATTAAATCCCAAGGTCAGGGTGAACGGGACAGACGTGCTGCTCAACAGCAACCTACTCCAGATAACCCAGAAAACGCTGTTCAGCAACAACTTCCACTTGGTCCAGCGACTGAAGTAAGTGCTCAAGACCAAGCCGCTCAGCAAAGAGGTGTTTTAAGCACCGAATTGCAGAATCAAACTCAGAAGAAAGTAGATGCTACTGCTGCTGGTTACACTGATGTACCAGATGCTGCATCTAACCCTGTTGGTAACTTAGCTGCTAGAAATAGCAACAAAGCTGCTGGTATTGGTGGCTCTTCTGGTCAAATTAACTTTGGTGAAGGTGGTCCAAAAGCACCTACTGTTCAACAACAGCAGAACATGCAATTAGACCAGACTGGTAAACAACAAGCATTCAGTATGAAAGATATGCCTGCTTGGTACGAGTCTAACTCCTTCAACTATGGCTTAATCTCATTTGGTCTTAATCTACTGTCCGGTAATGATTTGGCAACATCTTTTAATGCTGCTGGTCAAGCTTTTGGTGACATGTATGGTCAAGAACGTAGACAAGCATGGGCACAAGATTTGATTTCTCAGGGTTACTCTCCTACAGAAGTTGAAGAATATGTTCGTACTGGTAAGTCTGATGTACTGACTGACCCAATGAAGAAACAAGCTCAACAGATTCAAATGCAGACTAATCTGCAACAGCTTAACAATCTGCAATACGAAAACTCAGACGAAATGCGTCAATACAAACTTGGCCAAGATACGTTTGACCGTAATATCAAGATTCAACAACTTGATGATGCTCGTGCTGCTAGAGCTGAAACTGCTGCATTGCGTCGTGAACAAATGGCTGCTGCTGCTGAAGATAGAGCTTATCGCCGTCAAGAACGTGCTGATAAAGAAGCTGCTAAAGGTCAAGAGTATAAAGAGAACTTGGCGAAAGCTGAAAACTGGTATACTCGTGCTAGACAGGGTTATAAGAACTACGAAGACACTGTTAAAGGGTATGGTGGTACTGACAATATTTACTCTAATAATGCGTTTGGTAAGTTAACACAAGGTGCTATGACCGATATGATTTTCTCCGGTGATACTACTAAAGAAGTTGCTGCTAAACAACTTGATGAGAAATTTGTTACCACAGTTAACCGTGAACGTGAGTTCCTTGCTCCACTGCTGCGTAAAGACTCTGGTGCTGCCATTTCTCAGAGTGAATGGAAAACCACAGGTGAGATTTACTTCCCACGTCCTGGTGATACCAAACAAGCCCAAGAGCAGAAAGCTCAGTCTCGTGTTGTTGCAATGATGTCTATGAACCCTCACGCCTCTGGCGAAATGAGGAGTGCAGTTGATAACTACACTATGGGTAATTTAAGAGCCCTCAAAGAGTCAAGAGGTAAGGTTTATGCTCAAACTCTTGATGGACAGTGGTTCGAAATTAACCAAAACAAATAATGGAGATATGAATGAACTTAGTAACTGACCCAGAACTGTTAAAGGAGTTAAATTCTGGATTTGGGGAGCTTCCGAGCTCTCCGTCAGTTTCACCACAGGGTGAGACGACGCCAGATACACAAACTCAAAGCGCTCCACAGGAAGGTCGTAGCTGGGGTTTATATAACCAGGAAGATGGTTCTATTATGGATGCCATTGGTTCTGGTTTAACTCGTTTAGGAAGAGCAACAGCCGCTGGCTTTGTACCTTCTGGTGACGATGATATGTCCGATTATGCTATCTCCCGTGCTCGTATTGCGAGTCAAGAGAATAAGCAAGATATGGATAAACTTGGTTATGCAGGTCAGGTTGCTGCTGGTGCAGCTACTTATGCCCCTGTAATTGCCGCTGGTCTTGCTAACCCTGTAGCGGGTGCTGCAATGATGGGTAGTGCTACGACTGCTGATGCTCTTGCATCTCAGATTGATAACAACCAAGATGTAAACCTTGACGATGCCATTGGTGCGGGGATTGTATCTGCTGGTGCTGATTTAGCCACTATGGGCGTAGCATCAAAAGGTATGGATATTGCTAAAACGTTAACTAGTCCACTTCGTCGTGGTGCTGCTGGCACTGCTGTACAAGCAGCTCAAGGGGCTTCCTCTAACGCAGCGTCTCAGGTGGCTGTTAACCTAGCTTCTGGTAGACCTTGGAATGAAGGTCTGGAAGAGGCTGCTGGTATTGGTGCTGTTGCAGGTGGTGGTTTACACGCATCTCTTGCAGGTTTAAACTACAGAACTGGTACTCCTAAGAACCAAGGTGGTCAGAAAGCTATTGAAGACCAAGTTAAGTTCGAAACTAAGTCTGGCATTCAACCTTCTAATGATTATCGTAATCAGGTTTATGAATACGGTAACAAACGTCATGAGTATGACACTGATATTGACAACATTGACATTGATGATTTGAAAACCCTTGATACGGCTG